GCATAAGCCAAGCATCACAGTATATTATACGGATGATGAGTTTTTGGAAGTTGCTCAATGGATATGGAATAACTTTGACATCTGTTCTGGTATTAGTTTGTTGCCTTTTAGTGATCATGTTTATCAACAAGCTCCTTATGAAAAAATATGTGAGGATAGATATAACAAGTTATTAGAGGAAATGCCTAAAGGTGTAGACTGGAATGACTTATCTAACTTTGAAACGGAAGATAACACTACGGGCTCTCAGGAACTAGCCTGTGTAGGGACTTCATGTGAAATCCAATAAACAAAAGGGGTCTTAATTGACCCCTTAGTTTTATTACTTTTTAACAATGTACTTGACACCGCGATATACATATACATATTCCATGTCTTCTCTCCTTAATCATTTCTTGGTTAATGAAACGATCTTTTGACGCATGATCTATGCGAAGGTTTTACCTTACCTCTAGTCTTCTTCTTTAGCCAAAGCACCTAAACCTAAACCAACTTTTTGACCTGTTAATAACTGTTGTAAAGTAGCATTGAATTTAGGGGATAAAACAGATCCATTCTTTTCTGCGGCGTTTACTGCTTTTATCATATTTATTGCTTTGTCTATCTTTTCTGGCTTTATGGCGTTTTTAGCCGCAAAGGACGGTATTAGGTTTTTAATTAAATTATTAGTTCTTGGGTTTCTAATTGTACCTATTTCTCCAGAGGCTACCGATAAAGATAATCCTGTATCTAATGTATCAAACCTTTGAAATATTTCTATTTCGTCAAACAATACTTTTAGTTTATTTTTAGCCGGAGTTCCTTCAAATAAAGCATCAAATGTTTCCTTAAACCTAGGACTACTTAATTGTTTCCTGAGTTTACCTACAGATTTAATTGGTTCATCTCTTGCTTCAACTTTAAGTATTTCCTCTAAAAAACCTTTTCTAACTTCTTGTAAAGGATTTACAGATAATCCATCTAAAGTAACTTTAGTTTCATCAAAACCTTTTGGAAGAGCCGCTTTTAAATCTTTAGATAGTTTCATTAATTCACGAACAGCGTCAACTCCTAAGCCGCCTGAATCTGGAGAAGCAATAATTTTACCTATCTGGGCCGGCTTTAGTGTTTTAACTGCTTGTTGAATAAATGAATTTTCAACTACTTTTCTTGATTTTGAATAAAAGTCAGTTACGTCTTTATATTGTTTAGCTAAAGTTGGCGATAACCTTTCAGCCGCTTCAGTCATTCCTTCCTCAAGAAGTTTTATAGTTTGTTGCAAAACAGGTATTCTATTTTTTTCTTCAGCACTAACCGCTACTTTACCAGTTTTATTTTGCAAGTTAAACAAAGTTGTTTTTAAATTGCTTATTCTTTTATGAGCTTCAGTAAAAGTTAAGTCTTTAGGAAGCCCCTTTAAAAATTCTACATCTCTTGCAAGTCCGGCAGGAGCTTGAAAAACATTTCTAAGTTTACCGTCCTTAGTTTTTCTTTGTCTTCTACCATCTCTTGTAATTTCTTTTGCAAAAGCCTGTGCTTTACCCCTAATATTTAGAGTAACATTTTTTCCTTTTGCATCTATTACTTTGTAGATAGGAGTTACTATTTCCTGTATTGCGGCTTCTGATTGTTGAGCTAAACTTTGAAGAACTTTACCTTGAGCTGTCGGGCCTCTACTACTAAACTCGTTTAATATTTGACTTATTTGATTACCCATGTAAGTATTGTAACCTTTTAAGTACCGTTCAACAGTATCCTTTGTTAATTGAGATACTGCGGCTACTGAAGTTAAAAGACTAGCGGTTTTACTGTTAACATCTGCCATTGCCGGTAACAAAGGAACATCATAGTCCTTTAGTTTTCTTTGTATTTCACTAACAGTTTCTATTTTTTCATCGCCTTCCTTTAAACCAAATAAGAAATTTTTAGCTCCTTTATATGTTTTACCTACTACAGGAAAAGCTATTCCGAAAGCAGTAGAGGCAATAGCCTCAGTTTGTGCGGAATCTACAGCCGCTTGTAAAGCCTTATCTGGGTTAAATTCTCTTCCTTCAATATAATCCTCAACTACCTCTCCTGCAAATCTGCTCCCAAATACTACAGAACTAGTAGCCGCTGTTCCTGCTATAAGGCCACCTGCCAAAGCACCTTTTGGGCCAAATACAGATCCTGCCGCCGCTCCTCTTGCTGTTGCAGGGCCAACTACTGCTAATGCTGTTCCTAACTCTAATGATGGAGCAATCCAATCAGCCCATGATTCTACATCTGTAGGACTTATAGTTTCCTGTATATCATTATTAACTGATAATTGTATTTCATCTGAGTACTTTTCCTGTAATCTAGATAATATATCTGGATTAGTCACAGGAACAAGCCCCATCGTTTGATTATCTTGAGAACTATTTAAAGAATTTAGTTTATTTAATACATCAGGATCAGTTACTTTTTTTAACATTATTTTAAACCCCTACTAATTCCATTGGATCTTGACCGGGAATTACAATATATGTTTTCCCGTCTAATTCTTTTCTAACACCATCATAACTAGGATCCATCCAATTAATATCAGGAGATTCTCCTAATAAAGTTTTCTTAAAGTTTTCATAATGTTTTCTAACTTGTGCTAGTTTTTCAAGGAATACTTTTTTAGGTAAAGTACCATCTAAAGCAACAAGAGAGTTTTTAAGTAATTCTAATTCAATGTTAGAAACTTGTCCTAAAGCTCCTCCTGTTTTAGACTTTGTTTTCATATCCAGTAATCTATCAAATGCTAAATTAGCTTGTAGTGTAGAAATAACTGATCTTAATTCCCTTACTGGCGATCCTCCCGGAATTTTATCATATATGTTACCCCACAAACTTTCAGATAATAAACCAAAATCAATACCTGTAGCTCCTTGCTCAGTTAACTCTTCTGCTTTAGCTACTGTTCCTAAAACAATGTCTAGTCTTGCTAATTCAGCATTTACAAATTTCTTATTTTCTACTTCTGCCTCAGCTTCATCTTTTGTACCGTAAGTTCCTAAAACTTTTGGAACATTAGCAGATGTGTTTACAAGTGAAAAAGTACCGTCTTTATTATTAACTGTTTCTATAGTAGCCGGTTTAACTTGACCAAGAACTCCTACTCTTTGGTTTGTTCCCTTTTTAAATATAACTTTGTTAGTTACTCCTGTTTCACCATCAAGTATATCAAAAGTTTCAGTATTTTCTGGGGCTTCGCTTATACCTATTGTAGCAATTGTTTTACCTGATGTCTTACCTACTAATACTTTTTCCATTACTTGTGTATCTGGGTTATAAACATTTTGAAACTCTGTTTCCTTTAAGAATTTATCTATATCTTCCGGCCCTTGAATTAATCCTGAATCGACTAAATTAAACATCGCATTTTTGATGTTATCATCGTAAACTCTAGCATCTTCTGCAATTATTGATTTTAAAGATTCCGCTTGCACTTGTGCCCGTCTTCGAGCGGCTTCTTCCTCTGCTCTTCTTTTAAGAATACCGTTTCTTCTAGCGATTGTTACACCGGCTCCACCTAAATTACCTACTGCTTGTTGAAGTTTAGCAAGTTCTGTTAAATCATCTGGATTATCCTGATCTAAATCAGGCAACAGATTCTCAAGCTTTTCATAAGGATCAAGCTCTATTTTATCTTTATTGCCTGTTGCTCTTAAAAATAATCGAGCAAGACCCCTTCCGCCTCTTTGAGCTTCATTTTTAGGTCTTACTAAAGGGTTAATCCTTCCTTGAGGAGTTCCTGTTAATAAACCTACAATATTATCTTGAGTAGCCATCTTACTGTTTTCCTTTTATTATGCTATTAATTAGAAAAAACTCCCTATTAAACTGTCTGCTAAACTACTTAAAAAGCTCTTTCGTTTGTTGTCCTTCTTCCTCATTAAATCAAGGAATTTTTCTTGTTGTGCTCCGTAACCAAAGTTTTCATTAAATAAACCTTGTTCGATTAAATTTCCAAATAAGCTTCCGGCTTGTTCCCTTCCACTTTGAGATAGACCTGCAAACGGGGCTGAAGCACTTAAAAGCTGAAGTTGTTTATCTTGAGGAATGTAAGCACCTCCTAACAAACCTAAACCTATATTTAAGTTTCTTTCGTCTTCATCAGCAACTCCTTGAATTGCGGCAAGGGCGGCTGACTCTCTTCTTCGATCTACTCCTTCATTAAAATCTAGTTGATCTCTATTTATTGATTTACCTAACCTACCTTCAGCAAGTAACTTTTGCTCTAGATCTGCTCTACCTAAAGCTTCTTCGGGTAATTGAAGCCCTCTTATTCTATCAAAGAAATTTTGCTCTCGTTCAGCTCTGTTTCCTCCTAAGTTTGAAAGAAAATTTTGTGCTAAAGCAAAGTTTTCATTTGCTAAATTAGCTTGATCTTCACCTAACATCATAGATAAACCACCAAGGTCATCTACAGTAGTGCCTCCTCCAAAACTATCATAAACATTAAAGCCTTTAAATCTAGACATATCTCCGGCATCTAAACCGGCTTGTCTAGCCATATCGAACATTCTATCTCGATTACGCTCTCGCCTGTCTATTTGTCTGCTTAAATTCCGATAACCTCTATAGGCATCAAAAAAATCCATAATATCGTCATGTCCTGGCATTAGTAGCTACCTCCGCTTATTGTCCCTGCTAATGCTCCTGAAAAAGCCGGAATACCTACAGTTCCTGTAAAAGTAGGACTGTTGATATTTGCTTTACTATTTACTGCTGTTTCAATAGCATTAAATTCATTGTGTATTTCTGTTCCTCTGACTATTTTTAACGTGCTACCAGAAGGTAATCCATCTTTTGTAGCATAGTCAGTTATTCTATTATAATCTGTCATTAGATGACTCTCCCAAATAGTACGTTAATATCAATTCTCTGTATAGAAAACTCTGCTCCGTTTATTGTTGATTCTAAACCTACGGTAACTACAGTTCCGTGGCCTGTTCCATGAACACTAGGAGTTTGTATCTCTGTTCCTCCTGAGTATTCAACTGATAAGGCAGTTGTAGCTTGAGTGCCTTGACTTGGATCAGCCGGGTCTATTAATTCTAGTGAAAAGTCTGGTGTAGCCCCTGTAGGAGCGTCAGCACTAGAAATACCGTATTCACTTATCCCAAAAAATGCTGTTTTAGCGTTTATTGTAGTGGGTATAAATGTTTGTTTAGAATATGCATCTGAATAATCATAACCCCAATTTAATGTAGATTCCGCTGAGGAATCACCTATGATTATCATTTTAAACTTTTTTAAAAACTTTAGGTTAGTTGAATTACCAAAATCTAAAGGATTACTAAAATAAGATAATAAATATGTTTGAGATACGTAAGTTAAAGCTGAGTTTACTTCTTTACATACTTTATCTGAGAAACCTTTGTATTGATAAATTCCTCCTTGTCTTCCCATGACTAAACTACCGTCATGTCTTATAGTATAACATAAAGCAATCGGGTCTGACCAAGTAGTTACTCTAAGTGATCCGTCAGGTAATGCACCTCTCGCATCAAAACAAAATGTAGTAGTATTCTTAGGTAGAGTTAACAAATAAAAAGCTTCATCTGGACTATAAACAGATGTAATAGTACTTAAGTCTTCATTAGATACTTTTTCATCATTTACTAGTCTTAATAAATCACTCCTTATATTTTTACTTATGTCCCTCATAGGTAAAGACTTTTCTTGTATTAGCCTTCCTAAGCTTCTAACGCCGGAATCAGATAAAAATACAATATCTGTACCTGTGTGCTGAACAGAATCTCTAGCTATACAACCTACCCCATCGATTATATCGTGAAGTTTAAATGTATCAGCATTAGGATTGCCCTCTGCTCCACTATATATTATTATAGAGTTCTTACAAAATATAACTAAAAAGCCATTATGTTCCTGTAAGGCAACAATCTCATCATGTCCTGATGGAAAAACTTCTCTTAAATTTAAACTACCTACTGTTGGACTATTAATTGAATCAAAAGTCCATTGATGTCCTACTAAAAAATTAGACCAATAAACTGTTTGTTTATCATTGTTTATATCAGCTACCCATATTCTACCAAAAGCTCCAAGTGCTTCATTAGCTTGATAAGGAGAAGTTGTATTACCGGGAAGATTTGGAGCCTGATAATTAGTAATCTGAGACATAGGCTTTAAACCTTGAGTCCCTACATCTGTGTAAACTAAAGGCTCATGGCCTCTTTGAAAAAAGTACACATGATTATTAAAGTTTACTACTTTCCATTTATTAGCAGTAATTGTGTATCCTGATGGAGTAATATCAGTAAGAGTGGTAGTGCCTTTATAAATCTTATTGTTACCGGCAGAGAATACTATTTTAGTTCCGCTGTCATCTAAACTTTCAAAAACTGTTTCTACTTTAATACTAGCATGAGTAGAGTTTTCTTGATTTATACTTACAGAGCCTTTTCTAGCTCCTATTCTACCTAATTTATCTATAACACAATTATTGGCAATACTAGAAAAGTTAGGATCAAGACCTATCGGGGAGTCTTCACTGTTTAAACCTAAAAACCCCGGAGCTTGTATTGTAATTTGTTTTATCGCTTGAGCCATTATACGGGTTTCCAAATAGTCTCTTCTTCAGTCCTTGCTACATCTAAAGCAACACGATCTGCTAGTGTTTGATCTGCAATGCTAAACAATTCTGCTGATGAAGTTCCTCCTGTTTCTCCTCTTTCCCTTGATGCTAAAGCTACTGCATATTGAATAATAGCGTCTGATGGAGCAAAAGCCCTATCATTGTTTGCAGTCATCCTAGCTTTCTTATCTACTGCGTTTACTCTAATTACATATTCTTTATCAGGTATTGGATAAAAGTCTATTAGGGCTTCTCCTGTTTGACTAAAACCATTCCATGAGTAATACTTAGGTGAAGATTTTGGCACTGAGTCAACACTATTTAAAAATGCATTGTTCATCCAAGTTGATGACACAGGGGACATAAAGCAATTAGAAGTATCATTAATAACATCTAATGTTTTTAAACCAACGTCTGATCCAGATAACTGATAACTAAATGTACCTGCAACTGTGTTTACTGTAAATGTAGTTCTTAATGCATGCCAGTCCCAAGAATCCTCAACAATTCTTTTAGCATCATTTACTAATTCACCAATTAATTTAGAGTAAGAATTTTCATTTACACTTTGAACTTCATTCTCTCTAAGTCTAATTAATACGCTATTAACAATCTCTAAATATGTCATGCTTTCCCCTTAACTCTTTCGACCCCTCTAATTCCAGACATGCCTAGCATACCAAGTAAAACGGGATAAAGCAAGTCGCTCTGTATCTCCGGTACTGGTAGCCAAATGCCTAAAAATGGGCTTATAATTACATTGTACATCAAGCCAATCCAACAGCAATGACCGATCATGGGCCGCCAAGTTCGCTGTAACATACTGCCTTGTGCTTCTATTTTAGCAAGCTCTATTTGTTGAAGCATTATTTCCTGATGTTGTTTTTCTGAAAGCGTAGCTATCTCGTGAGCTAATTTAGCTTTCTTATCTGCGTCAGGAATAAACTTGTCTAATAATCCTGTTACTGGCTCAACCAATGTGTTTAGCAAGAGTGACATTTACGCTGTCCTTTTAAACATATAAACTGAAATGTAGGGCTGTAAAAGCTCTAAAGCATCTCCGTTACCTGTAGAAGTAGTTGTTCTAGTTAAGGTAGTACCGTCTAGTTCACTAATAACATGCCCACCACCGCTTTGTTTTTCCATGTTTGGTTCATTATCATATTGAACATCGTGTGTGTGTGCAGGAAGTTGACCAACAGTTAAATTAGTTGTTTTATTACCACCTGTAGTTCCAGATGATGCATCAAAATCAGTATCACTAGAGCTGTGTCCTACTAAAACTTTTCCATCTGCAAAAGCTTCCCAAGTTCCTCCAAAAAGAGTACCCGGATCAGTTGAAACAGTACTGACATATATAGAACCAACAGGATAAGCTTGTAAAACAGAAGCAATTTCAATTACTGTATTAGTGCTATCTTTACTATAAAGTTTTTTATCAGTAGTGTTTACTGCTAATTCAGCACCACTAGCTGTTTGAGTAAGATCAGAAGCACTAGGGACTGCTAATGCTGTAGTACTTACTTTAGTTAATAATGTTGTCATTTCATTTACCCGATTTCATTTGTGTTATCTTCCGGTACTGGCTTTGGCCTTACCTTCAAACTATTTATTTCCACTTCATCTGGATCTACCCAAGCCGCTTCACAATATGCTTTTTCCACAGGATGATAGTAGCTGTCTTCTTGACTTAGCAGTTGTGCATACCACCGACAGTCCTGTAAGCTTCTCCAGTATGTAGTACGTTTTCCTTCCGGCTCTCCCTCTACAATAATTATAAGT